ACCTGTCATAGTAATACCCTCAGCGATGCGGTCATCATAGTATCTAAAATACTCATTACCCAACGCACCAAACAAACTGTTCAACTGAATCTTACGAGCCATCTGAAAGTTGTTGAACTTTGCAATATTATTAAGATGTTTTTTGTCCTTTGTTTTTTCATAATCATTTTGTGCTTGAATCATAAGTTTTTTGTACCGTTGTCTATCATCAAAAAACTTCTGCACAATCTCAGGAAACAATCCTTGTTTGTCACGGCTGAACCTTGCACCATTAGCTGTCACTGCATACTGGTCATCCATTTTATCTCGGCGTTCCAACATACCCTCAACAGTGCAGTCAACCATACCAGGCAATATCATTTCAGGGGACATGTTGTATTGCATAATGATTGACGGATACAGAGACGTAGCATCAAATGACATAACCCAATCATACTTACCAGGCTTAGGTTCCTGCACAAAGGCACCTTCAATACGTCTGCCCTCGGCACTTTTACGTTGAGGAATCATAATGCCTTTGTCCAGCAAGTGATTATACAACAAACAGTCCCATGTTCTAACCGAGGAAAAAATATCCTTAAAGTTTGCCTTGGCATCATATGTCATTGTAGCAATGAGCTCAATGAGTTTCATTTTATCCTCGAGCTCGTCAACAAGTTTAGTATCAATAATGTTGTAATCAATAAAGCGATTCCAATCATTTTCATAGAACTCCTTAAATGTGTCAAAGCCACTTTCAAGTTTGTTCTTACCTAGCTCGACCTCAGCAATATAATCAAGTTTGTAGGACTCTTGTGCCGTGTAAGTAAACTTTTTGTATAGATCCAAATAGTCTAATTGTGAGACGCCTTTGATGTCATATGTTGTGACCTCTTTGTTATTCAAACGAATAGCACGACGTCTTGTCATATTGAAAGGACTCAAGGCATTTTTTGCATCATTACCAAACAGCCTGTCCATACGGGAGACAAGATAAGGAATATCGAAAAGTTCTAGGTTCCAACCTGTGATAATGTCAGGATATTCATTACACCACCATGTGCCAAACTTTGTTAGGAGTTCTTTTTCATCTTCACACGGCGTATAATCTACATCAAGATCCTTTGTCTCCTCACCTGGAGACCAGTTACCCTCACCCCACGTTTTAATCTCCTTAGTGTAATTGTTCATTACTGTAATAAGAAGTATTTTTTCCACAGGGTTATCCACATTCGGAAACCCGCCTTCTGCGGTTGTCTCGATATCTATAGACCAAATGGAAAGTTGGCTAATGTCAAAGTCAATCTCACCAGGATATTGTGAGGACAAAAACTGATAAGTCAAATCTGTCTGACCATAGATAGGATAATTTTCAATCCCATCATACTTTTCCATAAAGTCTTTGCAGTCAGAGTTGGAATCAAAAACAACAGGCTTCAAGTTCTCGTCATAGAGTCCCTTAAAGCCTGTTTCATCCGCAGAGCGAACATACAATGTAGGTTGAAAATCATGGCGCGAATTGAACCGCTTACCATCTCGAACGCCTCGCAATAGGATCTTGTTACCATATTGCCAGGCCCATGTGTAGAAGTTTTGTTTCATAGTCTAGTTATACTAGATAATAAAGGAAATGTCAATCCTTAATACGCCAAAAGTAATCATCCTGGTCACCTAAGCGATATTCATAACCATTTTCTACTTGATAAAATTCTGTAGAAACTTTGAAGTCAGGCATTTTAGGTTCGGGGGGTGTCAATGAATTATCATAAACACGCATACGATTATTAGGATATGCCGCATACTGACCATTATCTAATTCAATTATGTTGAAGGACTTATGTTCCTCTGGCACCTCGGCAGTGCTATAGTCCGGTTCGTCTGATTGAGCGTGATAATTATCTAACGTAAAACAATATGTGCCTTTGATAATCTGATGACTTCGTGTAAAAATTTCAAAGTCCATACTGCCAATAAATTGTTTGTAGATAGCCGTTACACCATAGTCCATTGCGTTCCAGAATTGCAAATCATTGAGAGGCAAATCTGGTTCGGGCGTCTTAGGCTCTGACACAAAAGCACTGATAGGCAACTTGTCAAACAATGCACCATACTCAGGCAGGTATGTTTCAAAATAGAACGCCCGCCCTGGTAATGATTTACATGTTACCCAATGTCCTTCTACAAACTCACCATGTCCTTCTTTATGGTCCATAAGATACTCCTTACGGACATAAACTTTATTGTTAGGTAGGTTGCAAAGTAATGTAGACATTAAGTCACCAACTTAGGTTTTTCAGGAACAACAACTCCTGAGCCATATGCGGCATTATATTCATTCAACAAACTAGCAGTAGGTTTCATCAAAGCAACTATATGCCCAGGCATGATTTGAACCTTGCCTCCATCTGCATATGGTGCGTAGGGTGCAAGACCGATACCAAATTTTTGTTCATTGTTTTGATCTGGGATAAGCATAATTACTGCTGGAGTTTTAATTTCAATGAAGGTGCGACCTTCAACTTCCACATCAGTAACTTCGCCAATGATTTCCTCACCTGAGGATAGTTTCACAATTTGTGTCATAATTAGTCCTTATAATTTAGGGGAGCCTTTGTGGCTCCCCCTTATTTATACTAGTCCTGTAGGAACTGTTTGTCATCATCACCAATTTCATTAATTTTAATTTCTCTTGGCTTGCGTTCTTCTGGGACAATATGTTCGAGATAAATCTTCAACATGCCTTGCACGAACTCCGCACCTGTCACTTGAACATCTTGATTGAGGGCGAAAGTTTTTGTAAAGTTCCTTGCACCAATACCCTGATGTAAGAATTTTCGTTCATCCGATTTACCTTGCATACCTTGAACAACAAGTTTATTTCCCTCTGGAACCTGAACAAGTGAAAGTTCCTCGTTAGTAAATCCAGCGGCGGCAAACTCAATTGTATATTTGCCGCTGTCGTTGTCTATAATATTGTAAGGCGGATAATTGTTTGAGAGTTCAGCTACCGTATTTAAGTTATCAAATACTCGGTCAAAACCAACAGTGAAAGGGGAAACTGAATTTGCGATCTCAGACAGATCGCGTGCTTTAAATTTGCGAACAACCATGTTCATCTCCTTAAATAAGCGAGTTAAATTATAGCGACCCATCAGGCATCGCTACATTATATATAGTGACTCTTTTGAAAAATACAAGGCTTTTTGGTTATTTTTTTCTACCAATATTATATTTGGTAACCAGTTCCCAATCGCCCTTTTCCTTGTATGAGATAATTTTTATGTGGCTCATTGGGGCGTGATTCTCGTGTATTTCTTGGCTCATAATTTCCAACAGACCCCAGTCCGAAAGAAGTTTAGCGATTGTATTTCTACGCTCAAGGTCAGCATCTTCAAAGTCAGCATCCTTGCCGTCTAAAGCAAAAAGTTCCTTAAAGTGTGTGATAAAATATCTACCTTGTTTGTGTAGAATATGGCAGGATTGATAAAGGACTTTTTCTTTACGGGAAGCTACGCCTATGCGTGAAAGGGTTTCTCGTATCTTGAGAAAGTCATCTGAATTTTTTAGTTTGATTTCCAATGGGGCATAACCAGGATAATCAATATTGAAGAAATCGACACTCATATTATTGCTCTTATAATGTAATTCTAATAATTATTTATAAGATGCTATTTTTTGCCGCCCTTGTTTAGCCTTTGCTTGATACTTTCCAAGTCATCCTGTGACAAAATGCGTAATGCTTCCTGTGCCTTTGTATTTCCATAACCAAAGTATTCTTTCACAATCTCGATGTTTTCTTCCTTTTCAGGCTTTAGCCATTTATTAAAACGTTTCTTTTTACGGACGAGATTAATTAGGAAATCATATTGCATTTTGTTTGCAATGTGTGGGCGGGAGTTCATTTCATTAGCCGCGATTACTGTATCGGGACCATAACTCATAGCCTTGTTTACAATAAAAGGATTGTATTGTTTTTCAGACCAGTCATCTACAATAAGAGATTCTTTTGTGTAGTAGATACTGTTAGCAAAGTCGAACGGACTTATAGCTTTTTTCTTTTCCTTAAAGTCTTCCTCAGTATGTTCTTCTTTAGGAGGACCTAGTTCTTCTAGGAAGCCACTCATTCTTTGAACTCAATGTTCGCCATAATTTCAGTGAGGCAAGCAGTCAGATTAATCTCTTGATCTGCAACAAAAGCCGCTTTGTATTGATAATCCGCGACCAAGAGAACAAGTTGAGGAACCTGTTTTACTTTGTCTATCAACGTATCATACACCTTACGATACACAGCCTGAGGGTCACTATCTACGTTAGATGCAACCCATTGACGCATCTTCTTCCAGTCTTTGTCACGCAGAGCATCAATAAGGGCCTTTGTATTGATCTCTGACAAGTTACTAAGTATGCCTTCATCAATAACCCCACCAACGCTGTATCGTTGTAATTCATTTAACACACGCCTATAATCAGGAAAATGTTTCATCAATAGTTCTGCAAGGACTTTATCACTGTATTCTACATTTTCATCTTGTAAAATTCCTTTCATGCGTTTGTGAAATTTTGTAGCCATCTTTTTCTTCTGACCATTCACCAACTTAAAGTCCACCACAGTAGTTCGACTATGCAATGGAGCAATAATACGATTCTTAAAATTACAAGTGAAAATAAATCTACAGTTCTTAGAGAACTCCTCGATAAAAGCTCTCAGTGCAGGTTGTGTAGAATTAGGATTTAGATAATCTGCCTCGTCAAGAATAACAACCTT